TGACGCCCCGTTAGGGGAGTCACGCCTCGGTGTTAGCGCTATTTCCATATAGCGTCCATATGTGATGAACGGAGGATTGCGGTGTACAAGCAAGGCTCTTCCATTTCGGCTTCAGGCTCTTACGAGTCGAGACCGAGTGGATTTGCCGCTTGGGAACCGGGTTCCTGGCAACTCCTAAACACCTACGAGATGGTCACTGACAATCACGTAGGATGGAGTTCCGGGAAGGGTGATGCAGGCGGTCCGTTTCTTTTAATTAAGAAATCGGTTACCGTCTCACCCGCGTCGGTTTCCGACTCTCGCTTCCGCGGGAGTTTCTACGTTTCTACGCCTACTGGTTTCATTGGGATTAATCCCTTTGTCCAGAAGACGAACGTAGAGCTTGATTCGATGGGCAGTCATGCCATCGCTCAAGTGGAGCCGACCAATCCATCTTCACATCTCCTTGTTAGTCTTGGAGAGTTGAAGAAAGATGGTATACCCTCCATTGGCGGCCATTCACTCTGGAAAGAACGTACTAATCTGGCCCGCGGTGCGGGTCAGGAGTACCTCAATTCAGAATTTGGATGGAAGCCTCTTGTGAGAGACATCAAACAGTTTGCAAAGACTGTGATGGACTCTCACAGGATTATCGAACAGTATCGAAAAGATTCTGATCGAAAAATCCGGAGAAGGTATAACTATCCGTTCGCCTCAAGCTCTCAATCGGACAAGGCTGGGTCATTTGTACCCATCCCTGCCGCGGTTGGAGCTTTTGGTTCAGGGAGCATCTTCGTGTCCTGCTCTAGTGAGCAGTGGTTTTCCGGAGCTTTCCGGTACCACATACCCATTGGAGTTACGACAGCGGAGAAATTGCAGAGGCATTACGCCTATGCCCAGAAGTTGTTCGGGATTAATCCTAGTCCCGAGAACATCTGGAATCTTGCTCCCTGGTCATGGTCCGCCGACTGGTTCTCCAATACCGGTGATGTATTACATAACATCTCCGCATTGGGCCACGACGGATTGGTGATGGAGTACGGGTACATGATGTCCCGTACACTTCGCCGCGAAGTTGCTTCGGCAACCTGGTATGGGGGAACTAGCTTCCAAACTAGTTCTTCCCGAGACCAGACAGATGAATATCTGCTTCGTCGCGATTCCACACCATATGGCTTTGGCACCGATCTGAACAACCTTACGGCTGCTCAGACATCTGTCCTAGTAGCTTTGGGATTATCCCGAAGCTAGACTAGGGCGCAACCGACTATGTAAAGTACATAGCCGGCCACCTCCATGCGCTATCATTCCAGATAGTGTATGAACCTGAAAGGACAGTGCCTCATGGCATTTTCTGATCCGCAGAGCGTGACCGTTAACGCGGTGGCTCAGTCGATGCCCCGGACTTCGTCTGGGACAGACCGTGGTGCCTTTAAGAAGGACGACGGTACGTATGTCCTTAGTGTTTCCCATAACTATGGGAATAAGGACACACGTCGACTGATTCGTCTGGACAACTTCAAAGTTGCTCCAGACCCGCTTTTCCCAGCCCAGAACACCCCGTACCAGGCAGCAGTTCACCTGGTTGTTACGGAG